GCCCAGATCAATGAGCTGAACCGTAAATTCTGGAACGAACGCAAATAAGGTAATCATCATGGCTGGAAATGCTTATTTAACCCGTATGCCTATGGGCATTGCCGGGGCTGTGACGCGTCCCCGCGATCTCACCATTGAGCCGGTAACCCTCGATCACCAGAAGCAATTCGCTTCCTACGGTCTGGCCGGTAAGTACGTTAACGACAAGTTTGTACCGCTGGAGTCAGGCGACACCATCGACAAAGTGAAGGGGATCCTGGTTCGTCCGTATCCAATCACCTCCTATGCCGATCTGGCCTACCTGGGCGTTAACGCGAACCAGGTGGGCGACAACCTGAAGCGCGGTTATATCTGCGTCAAGGTAACTGCCGGCACCGCGCCGAGCGCCAAGAAAGGCGACCCGATTTATGTTCGCGTCGCTGGTGGTACTGCCGGCAGTCCGGTAGGCACTTTCGTGCTGACACCAGACGCCACCGCCGAGAATACGCCTCAGCTGGTAAGTGCAGAATTAATGGGGCCAGGCGAAGCCGATGGCCGTGTAGAAATTGCCTTCAACATCTGAGGAACACTGAATGTTTACTATTGACCGAGCCACCATCGACTCCTCCGGCGTTTTCCTTGTCGGCGAACTGGAGCGCATGGATCAGACGCTGAACATGCCGCTGACGTCTGTGAAATGGACGCGCGATATGCCGCTGCGCAGCGACATCTCCATCGCTGATGAAGTGTCATCCTTCACCAATACCGATTTCGCCAGCGTCGGCGGCCCTAACCCTACCGGCAAAAACTGGCTGGGTAAGAAGGCTACAGCTATTCCGGGTATTGAGCTTGATATTCAGCCAACCCGTAACAACCTGACCCCGTGGGCGCAGGAAGTGGGCTGGACTGTGCTGGAGCTGGCATCCGCTCAACAGCTGGAGCGCCCTATCGACGTACAGAAATACGAAGGCATGAAGCTGAAATGGAACATGGACACCGACGAACAGGTATACGTCGGCGATTCTGAGCTGGGTGTTTCTGGCCTGCTCAACCTGCCATCCGTGACGCCGATCGCCGCTTCTGCAGCGTGGACGGCAACAACTGACCCGGACGTTATCGTGCAGGACATCAACCTGGTGCTGACCGACGGCTGGGTGCGTTCTGGTTACGCGGTATGCCCGGCAAAAATCGGCCTGGCGCCGGAACTGTTCGGCCTGCTGGCAAGCAAAAAGGTTTCCTCCGCGGGCAACATCTCGGTGCTGGAGTACGTGAAGATAAACACCATCGCTTTCCAGGAGAACGGCGAGCCGCTGGAAATCGTCTCCATGAAGTGGGCCTCTAAACGTGGCGCTGGTGGCGCGCATCGCATCGTCGCATACACCCAGGACGAGAAGTTTGTGCGTTTCCCAATGGTGCCGCTGCTGAGCACGCCGCTTGAATATCGCGGTATGCAACAGCTCACCGTGTACTACGGCAAGCTGGGCCAGGTGGAAACGCCTTATTCCAACACCATCGCCTACCTTGACGTGCCGGCAGCCTGATAACTGATGGCGGGGAAACCCGCCTTTCATGGAGCAACGAAATGAAATACATCGTATCTTCGGCCGCGTCTCTCAGCTTTGCTGATGGCAGTCGCCATGAACTGACGCCGGGCATTCACGACAGCTTCCCCGATCACGTTAAAAAGCACTGGGCATTCACCCACCATGCCAAACCGCTGTCTGAGTCTGACTTGCAGCAGGAGCAACAGGACGGCGAATTGTCTCTGCGCGTGGCTTCACTGGAAGGCCAGGTAACCGATCTGCAGAAGCAACTGGAAGATGAGCAGGGCAAGGTAACCGAGCTGACAGGGCAGCGTGACGCGCACGCCAAGACCATTGACGAGCACGTAGCCACTATCGCCGATCTGCAGAAGCAACTGGAAGCGGCAAAGGTGACCGACAATGCCAAAAAACAGCCTACTGCCAACAAATGAGAAATTCCGCGCTGACTTTCCTGAGTTTGCCGACAAGACCCGCTACCCGGACGCTGCTGTAAATTTCTATCTCGGTCAGGCTGACACCATCCTCAATCAAGACGTGCTGGGCGATCAGTTCGTGTATCTCGCTGAGCTTTTCACGGCGCATTACACGGAGCTACGCGGTCGCGTGCTGGCTGGTTCGGGGCTGGGATTGGTAAACAGCAACGGATCGGCCGGTGTGGCGACATCCAAATCGGTCGATAAGGTGAGTGTCAGTTATGACGTGTCTGGGGTAATCAATCCAGACGCCGGCTTCTGGAATAACACCGCCTACGGGCGGGAGTTCTTCTGGTGGTGGTCGATGTTCGGTGCGGGCGGGAGGCAAATCCTGTGAAAAGCGGGTTCAAGGTCAGGAAGGACAACGCCGAATCGGTGCTGTCGTCTTTGCGCTCGCTGTCAAAAATGGATGTGCTGGTGGGCATTCCAGAGGCTAATGCAACGCGTGAGGATGGCGAGAGCCTGAACAACGCGGAGATCGGCTATCTGCAATCTACCGGCGCCACGGTGCAGCTTGGCGGCCAAACCGTCACGCTGCCACCGCGCCCGTTTCTGGATATGGGGATTGAGGACACCAAACCACGCACCACTGAACACCTGAAGGCGGCGGCCGTTGCTGCGCTGAACGGCAAAACAGAGGCGGCGCAGCGGGAGCTTGAAAGCGCCGGGCAGATTGCGCGGGATGGCGCCAAGGCGGTCATTGGTGCAGGTGACAGGCTTCACCCTCTCTCCGAGATGACGAAGGCTAACCGGCGCGCCAAGGGCATTCCCGGTGACAAGCCGCTTTATGCCCACGGCTATCTGCTGCGCTCAATCACTTACGTGGTAAGGAGTAAATAATGCCGCTTCTCGACGTGACCGAGGTACTGCTGGATCCTGATTTTGTCGATACGACGTTGGTTTGCCATCGGCAGATTCAGAGCCGGGACGATGACAACTTCACGACGAACACCCAGCAGGATATTCCTTTCTCCGGCGTGGTGACGGTTGACCGCTCCCTGGAAGCGCGCCGTATGGCCGCCGGCCAGAACATCAACGGTGCCATTCTTATTGTGACGCAATTTCGGCTCACACAGGGCCAGCCTGGCCTTGATGCGGATGTCGTAACCTATCGGGGCAGGGAATACCGCGTGACGTTTGTAGACCCGTATACGGCGTATGGCGCGGGGTTCGTTCAGGCACATTGTGAGCTGATGGAGTTTGACGGAGGATCACCCGTTGAGTAACGACAGTACAGCGACCGGATACCTGACGCCGGTCAGCGATGGGCCAACCTACGACGAAGCGCTGGAACGCCAGCTTAGTCGGTGGATTCGCGGCGTTACCGGCATGGACAAGGGAGATGTTTACCCGCGCTGGACTGACCCACAACCACAGATACCGAAAAACGGCACCACCTGGTGCGCATTCGGCATTACCGGCGTACAGGAAGACGCCAACCCCGCGTATATCCAGAGCGCTGAAAACGCCGAGCAGTGGTCGCACGAAACCATCGATATTCTGGTGTGCTTCTACGGCCCGCAGGGAATGACGGTAGCAACCCGTTTCCGTGATGGCCTGCTTGTCTCGCAGAACAATGACGAGCTGAAAAACAGCGATCTGACCCTGCTCGACTGTGGGCGGATATTCAACCTTCCAGAACTCATCAACAACCAGTGGGTGCGCCGGTATGACATTGCCGTGCGCCTGCGTCGCAAAGTGATCCGCGAGTACGGCATCAAGTCGCTGGTGGAAGCACCGGTTCAATTCTTCGGAGAATAATCTATGTCACAGGGCTTACCTGTATCGAACATCGTCAATGTGACGGTGAATATGGCGCTGCGCGCTGCACAGGGGCGCAACTTTGGCGCGCTGCTGATCGTCGGTGGCTCTGATGTCATTGACGGCAGTCAGCGCATGCGCAGTTATTCAGGCATTACCGATGTCGGCGCGGATTTCGGCATGGAGGCGCCGGAGTACAAGGCCGCTAACCTGTATTTCCAGCAGACGCCGCAACCGCGCACGCTGTACATCGGCCGCTGGATTAAAGCAGACCAGGCGGCGCTGTTGCGCTGTGCCATCCTGACGCCGGCGCAGCAGGCGATCAGCACATGGGCCTCGGTCACCGATGGCGCGATGAAAATCAGCATCGACGGCACCAACAAGACGATCACAGCCGTGGATTTCTCAGCAGAAACCAACCTGAACGGCGTGGCCGCGCGGATTGCGGAGAAGCTGACCACAGCTAATGTGACGTGGGACGCAGTGAACAGCCGATTTATCATCACCTCAAAATCGGCCGGCGCATCGTCGGCGGTGGGGTATGGTTCGGCTAATACTACCGGCACGGACATCTCGGCAATGATGGGGGCAGTGCAGAATGCCGGCGCGCTGGCTATCCCGCGTGCGGCTGCTGAAAATATTCAGTCCTGCATCTACAAACTGGCCGACATGTCTACCGGCTGGTATGGCCTGCAGATCGCCGACACATCGCTGAGCGATGACGACGTGATCAGCGTGGCGGCCTTTATCCAGTCCGATGACGTTTCCCGCATCTTCGGTTACACCACGCAAAACACCGGCGTGCTGGATCTGGATAACGAGAACGACATCGCCAGCAAGCTGAAAAACGCCAAATACGGGCGCACCTTCATTCAGTATTCCAGCGCGAGCCCGTATGCCTCGGC